TGACGCACATAAAAAGCTGTCCGGTTTGGGTGATTGGGAGCTTGGGCAAGAGAGAATAGCTTTCGACCCTTCTGATGTGGGTAACGATCCAGAGGCAATAGCCCACATTAAAGGTAATGTAATACTTGACGCTATGAGCGCAGACGCTAGAGATATCGAAGAGGCGTGCAACTGGGCTTGTGGATACGCCAACGAAAAGAGAGTTGATGCTTTTACATGGGATTGTGATGGTATGGGAGTTGGGTTGAAGTCTCAAGTATCTCATTCGTTTAAGGGTAAGCGAATCGACACTGAGCAGTTTAAAGGCTCGAATGGCGCTTATGAACCTGATGAGGTCTACCAGTCCGAGCACGACAAAGAAGACCGACCGAAGACAAACAAAGATACCTTCCAAAATCAACGGGCACAATTCTATATCTATCTACGAGACAAGATGTTTAACACATGGCTAGCAGTGGAGAAGGGGCGGCATTTCCCGTCAAGTGAGCTGATATCGTTCAGTTCAGATATTAAACACATAGATCTACTACGGTCTGAAGTGTGCAGCATCCCGCGAAAGTATATCGCTAGTGGTAGAATACAGTTATTAACCAAGGCTGAGATGCTAACCAAGGGCATAACATCGCCAAATATCGCCGATTGCGTTATGATGTTGCAAAAACCTGTAAGGGTAGATAAGCCCTTAGCTAAGCTTCCACCAATGAGAGCATGGTAATGAATTACGACGATCACGCATACATATTAAAAACACTTAAATCTGATCAGCATGCCGAGGAAGATCTACGGGAAGAGGTTGACGAGGTGATAAACTTCCTTAACCACCCACAAGGGCAGTGGGAAGATAACGTCTGGTCTGAGTTTTCGGGTAGGCCGAGATATACATTCGACCAATGCAACCCCGCAGTTGGTAAGGTGTGGGCCGAAATGGCGGCGAACGAGTATAGCGCCAGTGTACAACCGGTGGGTGATGGGGCAGACGAAGAAACTAGCAATGTAATCGACGGGCTATTTCGCAACATATACAACCTCAGCTCATTCGAAGACATCTCAACCAAAGCTGGTAAGCGTATGATTTCTGCGGGCTTTGCAGCGTGGCGCGTAGTGTCTAAGTTTGCAGACCCTAAATCATTCTATCAAGACCTAATGGTGATTCCAGTTAATAATGCACACCGTCGAGTATGGTTTGATGCTAATGCTGAAATGCAGACTAAAGAAGATGCCGGACATGTATTCGTTCTAAGTAACAAGCCGCACCATGAAGCAAAAGAGATAGCTGGTCGTGATGTCGAGAGCATCGACGACAACCGCACCAACTCAAGCTATCAGTATAAACCAGAAGATACTATTGTTTTAGGTGAGATCCTATACAAGAAGCGCACCAAAAAGACAATTTACTTAATAGGCGATGCCGAATCATCTGTGCTTGATGAGGATCAACTAGAAGAGAATGGACTGACGCCAGATAGTGAATTGATTTTAGATTCCCGTGAAACCGAAGAGGTTAGAATCTTCTCACGCAAGTTCGATGGTCGTGATTGGATGGGAGATGAGAAAGAAACTGCGTTCTCAATGCTTCCTATTATCCCAGAGTACGCGAACTTTGACGTTAACGAGGATGGTAAGACAACATTTAAGGGTATGATTCGTCCTGTCATGGATCATCAGCGTGTATTCAACTATGCGGAGTCGCGAAAGGTTGAAGAGTCTGTACTCGCCGCACGTAAAAAGTTAATGGTTGACAACCGTGTAGCCGATGGATACGAAGCGGAATTTGGCAACATGAACCGAGATCCCAGAGCTGCACAGCTATTCAATGGTAAGGCCGCCGATAACGCTAAGCTGCCATTCTTTGAGACTACCGGCCCTGCACCCAATCCCGCCGTGTCTGAAATAGCGGATAACATGATTCGAAATATGCAGTTAACGCTTGGGCTGCCGAATGAAATAGAGAATATAAACTCAACGAACAAAGATTCGGATTTTAGATTCCAGACTCGAACATCTATGGGTCAGGTGGGAACCTTCGAGTACTACCGCTCACACAAGGTAGCATTAGAGCACACCGCTAAAGTCTTATTAGCTGCAATACCTCGCGTTTACGACACTGAACGGAAGGTAAGGATAGTCGATGAAGGTAATCAAAGCTCAGAGGTGACTATTAACGGTATTGATCAGGCAACAGGAGCTAAGACTAATAGCTTAACATCTGGTCGCTATGATGTAGTTGTGAACATGGGTAAAGACTTCGAATCTAGACAGGCAGACGCTAACACAGCGATTCTTGAGTTGGGCAGTGTGAACCCTGAAGTCGTAATGAGAAACACTGATATTATCGCTTCGAATATCAAAGCCCCAGGTATGCGAACAGTGGCGGATCGTGAACGTGTTGTAGCTATGAAGAACGGCTACATCCCAGAAGAACAATGGACTGATGATGAGAAAGAGAAGGCAGAGATTGCGAAACAACAGCAAGGCCAGCAACCAGATCCTAACGCATTGATAGCGCAAGCACAGGTCGAAGTCGCGCAAGCAGAGACCGCCAAGGTGCAAACGCAGCTACTTATTGAGCAAGCCAAGTTAGAGCAGAGACAGCTTGAGAACCAAGGCAAGGCAATGAAGGAAGGCTTTGAATTAGAGATGAAGCAGAAGCAACAAGAAATTGACGAGCTCAAGACTTTGATCGATGGCGCCAAAACCATAGCCGAAACTGAGCAGATAAACGCGCAGAGTCAGGAATTACTTAAACAACAACAACTCATCAACCAACAGCAGGCAGAGATATGATTAAAGTAAAAAAGCCATCAGGTATCGTGATGGAAATCAGCGACAGACCAGAGCACCGCGAGTTAATGATTCAGTTAGGGTGGGAAGAGGTGAGGGAGGAAGTCACCGAAAAGCCGAAACAAGTAAAACCCGCACCAAAAAAGAATGATAAGATTATTAAATTAGACAAATAGATCTAATAGATTTAAACTATACATAGCGACCATTAAGGTATTGACAATGAGCGAAGAGAACGATTTGCAAGAAGAAGCAGTTGAAGCGGTAGCTGAAGAAGTATCAGTTGAAGAAGTGATTGAAGAGGAAAAGCCTAAAAGCGGTTATATTGATTACAACCTTATCCAAGATGAAGGATTAAGGGAGACCGTAAAAATGCGCAACAATGCAGACTTCAGGAAACTAAAGGAAGCGGAGCGCAAAGAGGCCGAGTACGAAAAGAAGTTCAAAGAATACGAAGAAAAGTTAGCCGAGCAAAACAAGCCTAAAGAGGTTGCAGCACCAACACCAGATGATTGGTATTCTGACCCAGATAAAGCACAGGCTAGACAGCAAGAATATAACGGGTATATCCAATCACAAGCTGAATGGGATGCCAAGCAGAAATTGAGCCAGCAACAAGCTGAAGCTGAAAAAGCTAGACAGTCACAAGAAAGATTGACCAATTTTATGCAGAGGTCAGAAAGCGCAGGTATTAATCAAGATGAACTAGGTTATGCTGCGAACGTTGCTCAAAACGTACTAGGTGAAGACACGCAAACCCACCTTCTACAACATGAGTACGGGCCACAGATTTTAGTGCAGTTGGCGAAGTCGCCAATGGAATTGCAAGAAATAGCGAACTTGAATCCTTATCAAGTGGGTGTGAAGTTAGAACAGATAGCAAAAACATTTAAACCTACAAAAGTAACCAAAGCACCACCGCCCGATGAACCAATTCAGGGTACAGGTGTTACGCCAGAGAATGATTATGGCGGGTTGCTGAAAGGCTCACAAATTCGTTAAGAGGGTTAGCAAATGGCTAATAATTTAGAAAGTAATTTAATGAAGAAAGTCACCGAGAACATTGCGGCTGGCTTCGAATCAAGCGTAGTATCAACTAAAACGGTTAATACTACTAACCTAAAAGGTAAACACAACTCGGCTACTGGCGACACCGTTTACGATAAGCGTAAGACTTCGTATCGTGCAGGTGAGACGGCTCAGGGTGATATCTCTGGTGGCGAGGCTGATAACGATATCTTAGTTGGTCAAATCCCTTTCACGCGTCAAAACGTGATTACTGTTAAAGCGGAATGGGATGCGGTTGAGGAAGCTTTAGAGCTTAACCAATTGGAAGAACTATTGAAGCCAATGGGTGAAGAGCTAGCCACGCGTGCAGAAGGCAACTTTAACACGTACATGGTTAACAACTCAGGCTTAACATTCGGTACTCCTGGCACCGCTGTTGATGCTTGGACTGATGTTGCCTACGCTGAAGCTCATTTGAATGAGATTGGTGTACCGCGCTCAGGTCAACGCTACTACCAGCTTAACTCGTTCTCTGGTGCAGCACTAGCAAGTGTACAAACCGGTTTAAATAATGACGGCATGGTTAAGTCAGCGTGGAATTCTGCGATGGTTAACTCTCCAGTTGCTAACTTGAACGTTTTAAAGTCGAACGCTTTGAAGTCTATCACTTCGGGTACAGCTGCTGATCGTGCTGGTACTCTTAACGCTAACCCAGATGTAACATGGGCGACAGCTAAAGATACCATGACCCAAACCATTAGCGTTGCAGGCTTTACAGCTTCTTCAACAATTACCGCTGGTGAAGTTATCGAGATCACTGGTCGCAACTTGGTCAACCCACGTAACAGCAACACTATCATCGATGAGACAGGCGCAGAGATTCCATTCCGTTGGACTGTTACCGCTGATGTAACTCTCGATGGTTCTGGTGAAGGTACTGTTACAGTAACTAACGCAGCTATCTTTGATGCGGCAAGTAACAACCAATATGATAATATCTCAACAGCTCCAGTGTCGGGCGATGTGATCACTATCCTTGGTGCAGCTTCTACCGTGTATAAGCCTAACCTCGCGTACCATAAAGATGCATTCTCTTACGCTACAATTGAATTGCCTAAGTTATATTCTACAGATACTACTTACCAATCAGTTGACGGCTTAAGCTTTCGCGTATCCAAGTACGCAGATGGTAACGCAAACCAAAAGATTCTACGGGTCGATTTGGTTCCCGCATTCGGTGTATCTAACCCAATGCATGCAATGCGCTGCTACGGCAAGTAAGATATAAGCAAGTTACAAAGGGGGCTTCGGCTCCCTTTTTTTATGGTAGAATGTAACAAAAGGGGTGACATATGCTTGCTAATGAACTAATACGAGACGCATACCAAGAGATCGGGAAGGTTGCAGCTCAACAGCCTATTACTGGTGATGAGACGATGACAGCTATTCGCTATTTGAATAACTTAATGTATTCAAAGGCGCATATTATCCAAGATTACACGGTTGTAACCAGTGGGTCTGATGAGATCACTACGCCAGATGTGTTTAATATGTGGATGATTAAAGCCCTAGCTGTTAAGTTAGCGCCTCAATTTGGTCAGTTAGAATCCTACATGGCGATCAAAGAAGACGCCACCGAAGCTTGGAACTCTGTATTGATTCAGCTTCAATCTATCCCAGCGCCACAACCTAACGGTAATACTCCTTACGGTTCAGGTAATCGAAAAACTGGCAGAGACGCTAAATACTATCGTGAATCTGATAATGGTGTACTGACAGAGCAAGGAGTGGGTATAGCCGTTGAGGATGCCACATGAGCCTATTAAGACAAGGTGTCGAACTACCTTTTACTTTTGGATTCTTTCAGTCTAGAAGCCCCCAGTTGGCTGCAATGCAATGCATTAACTATAGGCCAAATATAAGCACTGTAGGCGCGCTTTCACAGGAGAATCTATACCAAACTGAAGGTGTAAGCGAAGTAATCGCTGGCAGTGGCGATGTTAGTTGTCGCGGCATTCATAGAATGAATTCGATTGCATATATCGTACTCGGTACTAAGTTATATAGAATTGATCGGGTAGTAAATCCTGATAAGACCAAAACATACAGCCGGACGGAGCTAGGTGATATTGAAGGCTCCGGTCGTGTCTCAATGGCTTCTATATGGTCGGGCACTGGTTACGAGCTGGCAATCGTGGTTAAGGGTCAGTACGCATACTATTACACAGAGGCCGGTGGTGTTGTATCCAACCTTATTGGGCTAACAAACTTCCCAAGCCCTGTAGATGACGTTGTGTCGCTGAATGGCTTTATGGTATTTCTCCAAACTGGAACGAATACAGTATTCCACTCTAATCTAAACGATGTTGCTACTTATAACGCTTTAGACTTCGAATTGATCACAAGATCACCAAAGGTTATCGGCTTAGTGGAGTTTCGGGGCCAATTGTATGTAATGGGTGAGAATCAAATGCTCCCCTATACTTTTATTGGCGGTGCTAATTTCGTCTTTCAGTACCAGCCAAACTCAACAATTCCCAGCGGCTTAGTTAGTCCACAATCTAAGGTGACGATTAGACAGTCAATTTGCTACTTGGGCGGGGGTGAGAATGAATCGTTGGCGGTGTGGCTTACGGCAGGCGGCGCGCCGACTAAAATATCTACTGAAGCAATCGAATATTTAATTACTCAAAGCTTATCCCCAGAAGATGCATTCTTATTCGCGTTCTCGATTAATGGTGGTGAGTACATCGCCCTCAGAATAGATAGTTACTGTTTTCTATACGACTTAATCACCGGTCGTTGGCATCAAAGACGATCAAATATTAGCGACGTTAGTATTCCTTGGCGTGTTAACCATGTTCTTAATGTGTACGGCGAACTGATTGTGGGCGACTCAGCAAGCGGCGCGATCGGAACGCTGGATAACTCCACAACTGAATTTTCGCAGCCTATACACCGACAATTTGTTTTACAGCCATTCGACAATAAAGGTAAGCACGTTCCTTTAAAGTCTGTGGTGGTCGCTATGGACTCAGGCTATGACGGGGATATGGTTCTAAGTTGGTCGGATGATGGCCATACATGGTCGGATGGTTTACAATTGGGTGCGGGTGGTGTAGGTGATTACGGTAGGCATGTTCGATGGGATCGATTGGGGTCGGCTTCATTTTCAAGAATGCTAAGATTCGGCACATCGACCACGGCTGAATGTAATGTAAATAAGGTTATAGCTGTAATATGACAGATTTATTGCCACACACGACTCAGCCGATAACCAATGAGGACGATACCGCATCGTATGAAATGCGCGCATGGATGGAGTTAGTAAAGGATTATATAGGTGGACGCGGTGAATTTGGTTTTTTAGATTACAACGACACAAGCACAAGCATATCACCGGTTTCTGTAGTTTCGAATGTTTGGACGGATCTTCCTAATAATGGGCTGGGTGCGTTCACTAATAAAAATTATCGCCCGCCTGGGGTTTCTGAGGTTTTAAATACGTCAACAGGTTATCTCGACTTTACACAGCTATCGCTCGGTAGTGAGATTATAGTCCGTAATGATTTCACTGTAACCCCAAGTACTAATAATGCGTTATTAGAAGCTAGGTATCTACTGGGTGACGGGGCGGGCCAATATCCTTTGCAATTTTGGTCTGAACGACTAGATAATGGAAGCGGAATAGGCTACCAGCGAGTAACATCGTTCCCGATCTATATGGGTGATACTAATACACAATTAAACCCAGGACGCCTACAAATAAGACTCTCAACAAATGGAACCGTGGTTAACGCTGGCGTGTACGTCTCGATAAGGGCTGCTTAATGACTATAACTATTTACAAAGATTCCAACGCTAATGCTATTTTTATTGAAGATGCTAATGGCGCGCAGTTTTTAAACAGCTTGCACGCCTCAATTGATGGCCCAACCTGCACTGTGAGCGATTTGGCTCGTGATATAGAAATTATTAGCCAAGCAGAATATGATGATTTATTGGATGATCAGGGTAACATATACGGCAATAACGCCACTGAAGTTTGCAACGCATTAAATGCAATTTTTGTAGCGTCTGGAACCCCATTAGAAAACATACCTAATATCACATCTAGTCTCGCGGTTTCTATTGTAACTGGGGATACGTTAAATTATGAGTTAACCGCAGATTACGGCGTGGGCTACGAGTGGGATTTATCCAGCGTTCCAGGTGTGGTAACAGTTGAAGGAAATATACGCAAATTAATCGGGGGGTCATCATTAGTCGCGGCCTCTTATAATATCCCTATAAAAGCGATTAATTATAATGGTGAGGATTCAGAGACAATTGTTTTAACTGTATCAAACCCACCGTTTAGCAATACAAAGTCAATTCAATTCAATAATCAAGATTATCTCTCAGCTACCGCTTCAACATCTAACCCACTTTATAGACCGTCAAATGGGTCTGGGGACGCTTGGACTATCTCGTTTTGGTTTAAGGCGGGGACTAGCGGAAATCAGAACCAAAGCATTATAAGTTTTGGTGGTAGCGATGAACAAAACGAAGGTCAAATTTGGATAAAACACAACGGTCAAGGGTCAAATGATAGGATTGTTTTGTTTTACGGGACGGATTTTAATAATTTAGAACTTGAGACTCCTAACGGTTCTGTGACGGTGGGTGTATGGGAACACTGGATAATAACTTTCGATGGTGGTACTACCGGTTCGGCTTCAGGCTCAATTAATGATTACTATTCTAGGTTTTCGATATATAAAAATGGATCATTAGAATCAACAACTAATAGCCATAACAATTACGGGTTTAGTGGCGCTATCGTAGACGATTTATTTTATTTAGCGCGAAGGGCGGGAGCTGGAAATTATTTGCGCAATAGTGCGCGAATTGATGAGGTTGCGTTATGGGCTAGTGATGAGTCTGCGAACGTGGCGGCTATTTATAATAGCGGTTCCCCGCATGACCTATCACTACTGTCATCCGCACCCGATCACTGGTGGCGCATGGGTGATGGCGACACCTATCCAGCAATTAATGATAATAATGCGAGTTTGAATTTTACAATGGTAAATATGACGAGCGCCGATATTGTTAGTGATGTGCCATGATAGTTTCCGTCGCCGCAATCTACCTTATTATGGAGCGTATATAATGATACGACTAGCAACCTATGACGATTTCGACGCTATACTTGATATGTGTGAGGAATTTTGGGGGCATACTCAATTTGACGAGCCTTTCGAAAGAGATCATGCCGAAAATATGGTTCAACTATCATTTGATCAAGGTTTACTATTGGTTGCTGATGATGGTGGTGTCTTTGGGGTTATATTCGCTATTAAATCACCATTAATCGGATCAACTAAAGCCTGGACTGCTACGGAGATTGCGTGGTGGGTAAATCCTAAAAAACGTGGTAAACTTGCAGGAGTGCAACTCATCGCACACCTTGAGCGCTTGTGTATAGAGCAAGAAGTGAAATACTTAAATTTGGCTTATATGCAGTCATCAATGCCCGATACAGTTCGAAAGCTGTATGAAAAGTTGGGGTATAAACTGCAAGAGACTTTATACACGAAGGTGCTTTATGGGTTTGATAACAGCGGGAATTATAGCGGGGGGAGCGGGCCTACTCGGGGCTTATGAATCCGGCCAACAACGAAACGCAGCAGAACGAGCAGGGCGACGCCAGGCCGAAGGGGTAGAGGCTGCGCAACGGGCAACCATTGAAGGCACAAACAGGGCTAGAAGTGCATTGTCTGGCGAAGTTGTAAACCCTGAAATACAAAATATACAAGACCGCCTAGAGCTACTGCAAAACCCACCGCAACAATTTGCAGAGCCTACCGGTGGTCGACCACCTTTAGCGGGTGCTGCGTCTCGCACACCTATCGCCGAATCTCCTGAAGATCAAGCTTTACGCCTTGAGGAAATATCGGCATTACAGGCTGAGCTTTCAGGGCTTCAAGAATCCCAAACCCCATTACCAGATCCACGGCAAGAGCTTTTAGCTGGTATCGCCGGTCAAACAGGCTTCACTGATCAAGGCTTCCAAACATCTGGTAGAACACTTTCCCCTCTAGCTAGTATGGCTCAACCACTCCTAGATGAGCAGCAAGCTTTGTTGGGTTTTGGCGGTCCAGAAGCTAGAGAGGCGGCCATAGGTCGTGTAGCAGATCCACTACAAGCAGAGCAAGAACGCGCCTTTATGCGTAATAACGCTCGTTTTGGTGGTGTTGGTGGTAACGCACTTTCAGCTCTAGCAGAGCAAACTAGAGCCAGAACAGAGGCTAATATAGGTAACAGACTTTCCCAGATCGGAGCGGCTTCCGCACCATCATTGAACGCTCTACAACAGATTTCAAACCTACAATTAAATCGCGGTCTATCCTTAGCTGATATTATGGGTGGTGGTGGTCGTGATCTAGCGTCACAAGAAACCGCACGCCGACAAGCCTTAGCTAATATCGAGCTAGGCCAAGGTTCAGAACTTGCACAACTAGCCCAAAACCTTGGAACAGCAAGAGCGGGCGGTGCAGCATTCGCAGCTAAAAACCCCTCATCATTAACATCCGGCCTAACTGCTGGACTTAATGCATTTACTGGCATGGGTGGCATGGGGATGCTTAGAGGAGGCGCAACCCCTATGGGTGGCACTGTAAACCCTAATCGATTTGGGAATATTGCATAATGGTTAGTCCACTAAACTCTATAGCCGCTAATTTAACGGCACCCCCAACGGCAGCAAGTCGAATCGGCGATATGATTTCAAAGTCTCGACAACAAGAGGCTAATTTACAGACTCAAGGCTTGCAGAATCAACTATTACAACAGCGAGTAGACCAAGGAAATCAAGCGCCACAACTTTCGCCAGAGCAATCTTTAGGCGCTGCCAGATACTTAAACCAACTAGGCAAGCAATTACTTAGTGTTGATGAATCCCAGTGGTCGCAGATCCTACAGCCAAATCTACCTCAGTTAACACAGTTGGGGTACAGCCCTCAACAGTTGCAAGGTATGACTCGTGAACAGATTCAAGGTGTTGTTAGTCAGACTGAGCCTTTGGTTGATACAGGCTTTAATCGACAAGGTGCCGGAACTGCTAATATGCAGGACTTTGAATTTTATAACGACCTTAAAAAGCGAGATCCTGAAGGCGCTAGCATGTTTGCTAAAGACGTCGGGTTGATACCAAAGGATGAAAAGCTTAGCGGTACAGCAGAGAAAGCCTTGATAACTGCGCAGGAAGATTTTATGCGCTCAACAACTAAGGCTAGGGAGTATGAGTTACTGGCTGATGACTATGACAGATTTAAAGATGACCTACCTACCGGAGCCAGCGCAACGATAGGTGAGTTCATAAAGTCGTTAGGCGGTACACAAGACGAGCAAACAGAGCTACGGCGAAGATTCCAAACTGTAAGATTATCTCAAGCACTTAAGAATTTACCGCCAGGCCCCGCCACAGATAAAGATGTTGCAGAGGCTATGAAGGG